AGAGAGAGAGCCCCCGAAGGGGCCATCCTATTGGATGCTCGCAAAGCGAGTCTCGCCTTAGAAATCTAAGGACTTATTTAACGTACACACGACCTCCACCAGCAGCGACGTACTCCTGCGGTGTCATCAGTCGAGTTCCCGATTGAGCGGTTTGTGACGCCTCAAGCAACTGCATTGAAACGCTATCGAGCACAGCGCCAACTTTTACGCTGGTGCTATACAACGACTGCAGCTGCTCATACGACATGTTCTTCATCAGCGCAGAAAGGCGCGAACGAGGCATGTCTCGCAAGCGTAACGACAGCGACTCAAGCTGAAGCAGCGGGTTGGTCTCCATTAGAGACCTCGCGCTGCCAACGTCGTGGCCGAAACGACAGCCGACGACAGCTTCGGGATGGCCTGCTCCAAAGAACGAAGCAGTCTGTACAACCGCGAGCGGTCGGCACTCGATAACCCTCGAGCATACGCTACGAGGGCACCGGGGGTCTCGGTTGCAACCAACTTAACAAGCGGTTGCAGCTGGGACTCCAGCGTGCTAATTTTTAGCGGTACCATGGTCACTTCCCGATGAGATTGAGGACGACCACCACCAGGCAGATCACGATCGTGCCTTTGGTGAACGCGCTCATACCGGAGGATTGTTCAGCAGCCATACGACTCCTTACAGGCCCGCGTACTTACGCCCAGCTTGGCCATCGCCAGAGAGGATGCCACCAACGAGTGGAATTGCTTCCGATCGCGAGCGTACACCATCAGGAAATAGGCATTCTGGACGTTTTCGACGAGCTTACGTGGGTTCCAGAGACGAGCTTTCTGAAGGAAACCTTCTTCAAACTCGCTGTTCATTTCCTTTTGCGAGGAAACGATACCAGGCATATCGTCCGCAGTGATACCGAACAAGTAGTTCACAGCGTCGGCCGTAGGAAGGTCGGAGCTGTTCTTGACCGGCTTACCGGACGAAATCGCGATCACCGCATCTTGCTCGTCAGCATCGACGACCAGACCGCCAGCAGTTGCCGACCATCGAATGCCAGTCGCCATCGTACCAGTGATTTGGATTGCGGTGACTTGATCGCCAGCGATATCGTTGACCCGATACATCTGGTGCCACAACGTCTCGGATTGACCGCCTGCCGCTTTGTTCGCCTGAGCGAACGTCACAGCAGGTAGGTTTTTCACCGTGTCCGCTTCGATGATCTGTTGAGACAGCAGATCATAATCGGCCTTTTGAGCCCGACGCCAGATCGACGTCTTGGACAAGGGGTCTGCCCCAACCGACAGCTGCTGACGCAACGATGCGGTTCGAACAGTCAACGAGGCGAGTTGAGCACGCTCAGAGTCAGTGAGCGTAACTCGACCGTCAGCGGCATTGACCTGCTCAATTGCAGCAAGAGCAGTACCGTTCCAGACGTAGTTACGCACGTCGTCCACGACATGCAGACCGTTGGAGTCCGCAGTGACGGTACCTTCGATGGTCACGTCGGTCATGAACTCAGGCAGACCCCAGGTGAAAACGGGGTATACCTGGAAACCCTGAGCGCCAGGGCCACCCGCGCCACCGAGCGGCGCCAGAGGCACCGGAATGGTAGCGGGGATCGTCGCAGGAGGAGCAACCGTTCCATTGATCATCGGCCCGGAAATACGGCTAGCCGGAACCTTCGGATCAGCGTACACGTCGGTCGTCCGTGGGTCCGATTTGGTCCCACGTTTAACCCCCAGTGCGGCCAAAATCTGGACGACATGAGGGTCGACGATCATCAGGAGAGGAAGCATGAGCCACTTCGAAGCCACCTGACCCATGTTACCGGTGAACCCCGAGAGGGTCATCGGAATGCCATAAGCAGGCTGGCCACTGGTGCCGTGGACATAGGCAAGCAGGTTCACACCCATCCACGCGCCTTTTTGAGGCACACGAGCGTAAACGTAGCCAGCACCGCCAACCGACTGCCAAGGTGCCATTACAGTGGCGAACCCTTGGACACGGATCGCAGCGTAGGCGTCGGCAACTGCCGAACCTTCCCAATCCATTTTCACATACCAACCGAAGATGCAATCCTCCGGCAAGGCGCAGCCCATGCACTGCTCCAGAAATGCCCGCTGAGCGGACGAACTGGTGGCCAGGTCAAGGCAGTTATCGCCATACAGGTTGAGATTGTCCTTCGCGAACTGCTGTTGCTCAACGTCCAAGAACGCCGATGGCTGATAGCCCTGCAACGAGCCGGTGGTTACAGAAGCGCTGGCATAACCCAGGCCCCACGCACGACAAAGGTCGAGCATTGGGCAGGCATAGCCAACGAACTGCTGCCAGGCATCACCTGTCCCGCCCCACAGATCGAGGAGTGGAACGTGTTTAGCCCCGATGTGCACAACGTTATCGCCAACCCACAGGTAGTTCTGCTTGGCACGAGTGGCATCAGCGCAGTCAACGATCGCGCTTGGCCAACCAGCAGTAAAATCCACCGCCTTAGCGTCCGCACGTGCGGCGTCGGTGGGAGGAGCAGCGGAGAGGTAGATAGCGCCAATCTCACCGTTTGCGGTGGTGAGTTTCTTGGCTCCACCCAGCCACTCGTTGATGCCTTGGTAGCGCATTTGCTACTCCTTACTGTCAGATGACGGCCAGAGGGCCCAGACGGCAAGACCGCCTGCGGCGATCCAGATCCAACCCGGGAGTGCCTTGGCGACACCGCCGATAATCGTACCGGCGATATCACCTACGGTGGTACCGATTTCGGTAACCAGTTGAGCCGTTTCCTCAGGTGCAATCAGAGCAGCCGCGCCACTCACGACAGCGAGCTGAGTACCCATCCCGAGAGATTGGAACCCAGACCAAGCCGTGGAGGCAAGAGAGCCCACACCAGACCACGCAGTCGACAGGAACGACGTCAGCGTAGGCGTGATGGTGGTTGCGATAGAGGAGAAGATCCCTCCGATCCCAGTGAACCCGGCGGAAGTGAAGAACCCGGCGAGGTAGGGAGCGAAGTAGATAATTGCCACAATAAGTAGCAACGGCCAGATCTTCTTGAAGATTTTCTTAAGGGTGGCGACCACCTTCGAGATTACCTTCTTGATGACCTTGAACAACGAGGAGAAGATACTCACTGAGCACCTCCACCATCGGCCGCGTCTGCGGCCGCTTGAGTCGCGAGCGTAGTCATGCCCTGGACCATCAGCTGTGGAGCATGAGTAACTGCCCCTACGATGACCAGAACGACGCCGGCGATGTACATCTTCCACTTAGTCATGGCGACGTTTCCTTCCTGTGACGTGATCGTAGGCGATGCCCACGACTACACCAGCAGAGTAAAGTACGACCGCTCGCGCTACGAAAGCTAACATAGTCACCTCACGAAGTGTGCGACAGTCGCGCCTACCACCGTGTAGCCGATGAGGAGCACTAAAGAGTGCTCGACCCGAACCACGACGGAGAAAGAACCGCGCATGCGCTGGTTTGCAGAATGCCACAGCCGAACGAGAGAAGAATGAAACCGGTCGAAAACCCGGTCATTCGTATTCTTGCTGGCCATGGGTCTCTCGGTTCGGAGCGGTCGCGTGTCATGCATACTACACCTTACTTGGTGAGCAGCAGACCGCCAACCAGACCGACCAACGCGTATACCACAGCGATTTTGGCAGCGGTGGTTTTCGCGGCGGCTTCCGAAGAAAACGGAGCCTTAAGGGGATCGAGGATGTTGTCCATTGAATGGATCTCTTATTATGGGTTGAGGAGGTGTCCACCTGCTTGAAGCGTCAACTCGAGGGAACGAATGAGCGCGTAGGCAGAAGAGCGACACTCTCAAAGAGACCGCGCTCATGGTTAGAGCGCAGTGGCCGAAATGGGAGGGAACTCCTGGGGAGGAATATCACCACTATAAGCCCTCAGCAGAGGGTGTCACCACCACGGTTTCCCGTGTTTAGGCGCTGCACGCCGAGACTCCGGTCAACTGTAAGCTTGTAAGCAGCAGCTGTTTATTGTCGCCGGTTAGACAATACCGCCGTAGCGGGCGTGTGCGGGCACGGAGCTTTATACGGAGCTCAACGTAGAAAATATATAAAGTTTTTTTCC